TTTCTTCTTGGCTTACTAGATACTATCCCGCACTCTGTATCTCGCGAATTAGCTCTGTTGTCTTGAACTCATTCACGCGATCAGGATTTTTGACATTAAAAGGGAAGGATGCGATATCGAGTACAGATCGTATCACCTCTGACCCTCCAGCTCGCTTAAATACTGTTCTCGGGTCGACACCCGATTTCAGTATCTTATCCCCATCTACAAGAAACTTAACGAAGTTTGGAAATCTGGGGTCCCATGAGCAATTTTCGACTTGCATTATCCATCTGGACGTATCCATATATTTATTCCAGCCATTCTTAAATCTTTCATAACCCATCATGCCCGACAGGGTACGATAGGGTGAGTGCACACCCACACACAAGCCGTCACGCACATAATCTAAGGAATGCCATCGCTGGAGATAATGGATTGATCGTGTGGAGATGAACTGCTTCTCAGGATTACTCTCTAGACCCAATTCCGACATAGAATCGCTAACCACTTTAGGATCCAAATCATCCTCGAACAAATATACCCCATCATCTCCTAAGACGAGGAAATCATTCAGTGTTGTAGCGTTTCGATACGCACAGTAGAACCCAGCTAAAAGATTAGCTATTGTGTCCCTTAGATTGGTAAGAACACTACCACTGGGCATACCTCCGTTTCGACCATCAAGCACATCATAAGGTACAACAATGGGAACTGACGCACTTATGACGCCCAATAGTTTAATCCGGTCATGTACAGCTTCAACAAACCAGTCGCACAATACCAAATCCACGAAATCTAGTAAAGCACGAGAGAGGCTTGAGTCAAAGCCTGAGAAGTCCATTGAGATTATCCGGCGTCCTGAAGCTCTTTTAAGTAGACGAGTTGCCTCAACGTCCACAAAAGGAGATCCTAGCCAGGCGGAGAAGCCATGACGTTGTTTGAGTGCGTCAAGCGTTGGGTACAATATGGTTGCACCCAGTATCGTTTCCGCATGATCGAACCCCCATACATCACGCTGCTTTGGAGTCTCTTTTAAACCCTTTGGCTGACCCCGCCAAAACCAGACACAAGGATAAAGTTCCTCTGGACTACTCATAGAAATCGCTCTATCAAAGTAGAGCTCAGCAAATGATCTGTCCGACGTCAGATAGGGCAGACCAAGCGAGGTATCTTTAGGCATAAGATTATATGCCACCGAGAAGACACAAGGTCGCAATGATCCCTGGGGTAAGATAGAACATACAGACTTGAAAGCACGATTAAATGCTGCCTCATCTGGAGCCCAACGTTGATTCCAATACTCCCTAAGACTATTAAGTCGCTCATCAGAAGGAAGCATAATGGAATAAGGCCCAATCTTAGACTCTTCATGCTCATCAATCCCAGTCAACTCTTCGAACTCGGTATATCCGATGGCTTCTCGACATCTTCCGATGATTTCTTCTCGGGACTCTCCGTTGTAGAACGGCGTCCTAAGATCGTGGGAATAGCCTTCGAACATACGATCAAGAATGCGCTCAAGCCGCTCAGAACCTTCAACAGGGAGTCGATCCATGAGCTGGTGGAGCCCGTTCCCATATCGCTCATTTGACATGTCCTTTCTCCATTGGCGCAGCAGTCTCTTGGGTTGCTGCACCTGGACGCATAATAGTCACCTCCCTACGATGGTTATTCGGATATTTGCGTCCAACCCTCGTTATAGCTCTGTTTTGTCTTTTTCGCTTAATGCTATGTTTTCTTTTCCTATGTGTTACACCAACCATAGGAGCACCACCACCAAAATTACCACTGTCATCTTCAATCACCACAGTAGCTGGGGCGGTATCAGATGGAAATAAATTCCTAGCTGCAACACCACCTAAACCAGCTAATAATCCTTTCGCAAAATCAGTCCAACTGGGATTATTATTTGTGGTTGTAGTTGAAGTTGTAACACTTGAACTTGTATTTTCTGGCGGTAGCGAAGTATTTGAAGGTAAGTCCTCAGGAGCAGTGCTTACCCCACTAGGCCCAGCAGTAGTGGAGGTAGTTGTGGCCTCTGCAGGCGGCTGCCTTTCCTGTGGTGCAACTATAGGTTCACTAGGCGTGGTTTGGTACTGTGAACGCAAATAATTATCCATACCGCGTTGGAAATCAGAAAAATTCTGCCCTAATGTATTAATACCTTGTTGAAGAGCAGTAGTACTATGATAGATATCCATCACAGCATGCCTCATATTATGTGCAGTCCACCAAGCGCCAAAAGACGCAACAGCCGCCGGTATTTCTTTCAAAGGTAACGCCTTTAATAAGGAACCCGCTCCCCCAATTCCAGCAGCACCAGCTGCCACATCACCGACGTCCACAACAACATCGGATGCTATCTGTCCAGCCCGGGTCTTATCTAACTTCTGAGTATATGGTGTTACTACCTCAGCAATAGGCGGAGGGAGCACATCACCAATAAACTTAGAAACTGGATAAGGATTTAGATTAAACTGAGCACTCATCCAATCCTTCACTGAGGTTGGAACAAGATTCAATGGATTCACTGCACTAACAATTTCTGATAGTGAAGTAGGAATACCAAAACGTGAAGCTGCACCTTTAGCAATCTCAGTGACCACGGGTGGAATGTCAACCTTTGGCAGGGACGGAGCTAATCGAGAAGTACGCTCAGGAGCGTTAAAACCTGAGGTTGCATAATTGGGCGAATTACCAGTCAACCTCTGGTAAAGAGTAGTATTATGCAATAAGTCCAACCCCTTTTGGACAAACTCAGTGCCCAGATCGACAACCTCTTGCTCCTTAGGCGCAATAACCGATACCGCGCCTGATACAACTGGAGCTAAACGATTCACCTCGGTCTGAGCCGCGTTCTTTGCCTCACTCAAAACGCCATTTGATTTAACCTGGGGAGATGGAACGTACACAGTAGCCAAAGCAGAACTAGTACCAGTAGGACCAGTAACACCACTGCCAGTGATAGGTGGACCAACCAGTTCATCCTTCTTCTTGACTAAAGTTCTCGGCGTATTAACGGATGTTAGTAATGGCATACGCAACCTCCTTGCTGACGAAGCATAATTCGTCCTCCTTCCTCCTGTGAGGAAACCAGTTTTGCTTCACTGGAAA